AGGTGCGGACGAGTAAGGCAGCATCGAATCGTTCGTGCGTCTCACCGACCGATGAGACGCCGACTCGGGGTCCCTCTGGCAAGTGGCCCACAAGCGGGGACGTCGACCGCAGTTTCACGCTAGCGCCAGCGTCCTTTTAGCTTGTTGTTGTGAATCAATACCTTGCGTCAAAGAAAGAGGCGGCCGAGTTCTTCGGCGTCTCCGTGCAGGCGTTGGACGGCTGGTTCACGGCCGGCTGCCCAGTGCACGAGCGGGACGCGAACGGGCGGATCAAGGCGCTCGATCTTGCGGCGATGTCGCAGTGGCGCATCGGCCGAGCCGAAGGATCGAGCGCCTACGAAGTCGAGCGTACGCGCCTAACGAAGGCGCAAGCGGACAAGACCGAGCTGGAAGTTCAGGAGCTTCGCGGAATCCTCGTCAGGGTTCCGGCCGCCGCCGAGCATTGGCGCGGCATGGTTGCGCGAGCTCGCGCGAAGCTTCTGTCCCTGCCATCTCGAATCGCCGCCGCAATCGCTCCGCCCGAGAAGGTCGCGCAGTGTCAGGACATGGCGCAGGGGCTTGTCTACGAAGCGTTGGCCGAACTGGCCGGCGACGGGATTCCGGATGACATTCGAGAGCGAGCGGCTGCAATTAACCGGGCAGACGGTTGAGCAGCTTTGGCGGCCGCCGCCGCGTCTATCGATAGCGCAATGGGCGGAAGAAAACCTGAGACTGAGTGCCGAGGATAGTGCCGAGGCTGGCGCATACAGACTTGATCGTGCGCCGTATCAGCGCGGAATCCTCGACGCGGTGAGCGATCCGACGTGCGATGAGATCGTCGTCATGTCCTCGGCGCAGGTGGGCAAGACGCTCATCGCGAAGGCGGTGATCGGCTACTACATCGACCAGGACCCTTCACCGATTCTGTTCGTGACGTACTCGCTGGACATGGCGGAGACGTTCTCGAAAGACCGTCTCGCGCCGATGGTGCGGGACACGGAGTGCCTGCGCGGCAAGATCGCTGATCCCCGGGCGAGGGACAGCGGCAATACGATCCTGCATAAGCGTTTCCCGGGCGGCCATATCACGATGGTCGGTGCGAATGCGCCGGGCGGATTGGCTTCGCGTCCGGTGCGTGTCGTGATCTGCGACGAGGTCGATCGGTATCCGGCGAGCGCCGGCACCGAGGGTGATCCGGTATCGCTGGCCTTCGCTCGTGCGAAGACGTTCTGGAATCGCCGGCTGATGCTGTTCTCGACGCCGGGCGATGAGGCGACGTCTCGGATCGCACCAGCATACGAGGCGAGCGATCAGCGCCGGTTCCATGTGCCGTGTCCGCATTGCGGCGAGACGCAGGTGCTTCGCTGGGCTCAGGTGACGTGGACGGATGATGATCCGCACACCGCGGCCTATGGCTGCGAGCACTGCGGAGCGCTTTGGTCGGACGCGGAACGCGTTGATGCGGTGAGGCACGGTCACTGGGTCGCGGCCTATCCAGATCGTCGCGCCGCAGGCTTCCATCTGAACGAGCTTTATAGCCCGTTCCGGAAGCTCAGCGAGATCGCGCAGGACTTTCTTTCCGCGAAACGCGCGCCGGACACGCTGAAGACGTGGATCAATACATCGCTTGGCGAAGTCTGGCGTGACGAGGAAGGCGAGAAGGCGGACGCGGATGCGCTGGCCGCTCGATGCGAGTCCTACGAGAAGGCACCTGATGGTGCTGTGATCGTGACGCTTGCGATCGACGTGCAGGACGATCGCCTTGAGATGGAGTTCGTGGGCTGGGGACCTGGCGAGGAAAGCTGGGGCCTAGATCATGTCGTTCTGCGCGGCGATCCGGGTCTTCCGGAATTGTGGTCGCGCGCCGATGACCAACTTGCGCGAACGTTCCAGCGAGAGGATGGCGCGATCCTCGCAGTCTCGGGCTGCGCGATCGACTCGGCAGGCCACTACACGAAGCAGGTGTATGCGTGGGCGCGCAAGCATCGCGGTCGCGTTTATGCACTTGTGGGGCGCGCCGGCAAAGGTCGTCCGATCGTCGTGCCCGGCAAGAAGATCATCAAGGAATTCGGCATCAAGCTCTTCACCGTCGGTGTCGATTCGGCGAAAGAATTGCTGCTGATGTCTCGCGTGAAGGTGAAGGAGCCGGGGCCCGGCTATTGCCACTGGCCGCGATCCTACCCAGCCGATTATTTCGAACAGCTGACGGCCGAGCGGCGTGTCGTGCGCTACACGCGCGGCCAGCCGACACACGTCTGGGAACTGATGAAGGGCAAGCGCAACGAGGCGCTTGATCTTCGCGTTTACGGCATGGCGGCGATTTCTCTGTTGCGTCCGAACTTCGCGGCTTTGGCCGCGAGATTGAGTGAAACAGAACCTTCGCCAATGCCAGTGCGGCGACCTTTGCAGACGATCCGCAGCAACTACCTAGGACGCTGACCGATGGCGTGGACGACCGACGATGTCGCGAAGCTCGAAAAAGCTATCGCGGGCGGGAAGACGCGCGTGACGTTCGGCGACCGCACGGTGCAGTTCGCCGATTTGGACGCGATGCGCCGCGCTCGCCGGGAGATGCTGGATGAGATCGCCGCGGCGTCTCCGGCCACGAAACGCAAGCGAATCATCCGCCTGACGCAGACCGGAACCGGGCTCTGATGGCCGCTGACGGCAGCAGCAAACCGACGCCGGAGTACACGTCGGCCGGCAATGGTCGGCGCCTGATGGCATGGCGCACGCCACTCACAGGCCCGAACACGGCGCAGCTATCCAAGGGAACGATCCTCTCGCGCTCGCGTCAAGCGGCGCGGAACGATCCGTGGGCTGGCACGTATCTCGATCGATCCGTATCGAACGGCGTCGGTACGGGCGTGCAGATGAAGCCGCGCTGGGGTACAGCTGCCCAGCGGGAGGCCGATGCGAAGCTGTGGAAGCGCTCGCTGCCGTACATGGATGCCGACGGCGTTCTGGACTTCTACGGCGTGCAGGCGCTTGCGTGGCGCGAATGGAAAGAGGCCGGCGAAGTCTTCGTCCGTATCCGAAGCCGCCGCGCTGAAGACGGCTTGCCGGTGCCGGTGCAATTCCAACTGATCGAGTCGGAGCAGTGTCCGTCCGACATGAATCAGCTGGCAAGCAACGGAAACGAAATCCGATGCGGCATCGAGTTCAACAAGATCGGCCGGCGCGTCGCGTACTGGTTCTATCCGCGACACCCCGGAGAGGTGCAGCTCGCGAATGCGGGAATGAACCTTCCGGTTCGTGTCCCTGCGGATCAGGTGCTGCATCTCTACAAGCCTCTGCGCGCCGGCATGATCCGTGGCGTTCCGGACCTCGCCAGCGTCCTGACGGAGCTTTTCAACTTCGGCAACTTGCGAGACGCGGTGCTCGAGCGGCAGAAGGTCGCGAATCTTTTCAGCGTCTACTTCACGAAGTCCGCCAACGATGGCAGCGATGTCGGTCCTGCTGGGTCTTTGCAGACCGGAACGGATACCGATCAGACGCCGATCGGTGGCCTTGAGCCGGGAACGGGCTTCGAGCTTCCGGAAGGCTGGGAACCGGTGTTCTCGCAGCCGCCTTCGCCGGGCACGGACTATGCGGAATACATTCGCGGCGGCCTGATGGCGATCGCGTCTCGCCTCGGCATGCCGATCGAGATTTTGACCGGAGATCTTCGCGACATTTCCGATCGCGCGCTGAAGCTCATCCTCAATGAGTTCCGTCGCCTGATCGAGATGGATCAGTGGCTCTATCTGATCCCGCAACTGCTGAAGGGCATTCGCGGTGCGTGGCTGGATGCGGCGGTGTTGTCGGCGGCTCTTTCAATCTCGGGCTATGCCGAGGCGCGCGACGACATTCTCGATGGAACGCTCTGGGTTCCGCAGGGATGGCCATACTCGCATCCGGTGCAGGACGTAAGCGCGGATCGCATGGCGGTTCGTTCCGGTTTCACGGCGCGCTCGCAGATCGTGCTTGAGAACGGCGAAGACCCCGAGGAAGTCGATGCGCAGATCGCGGCGGACAACAAGCGAGCCGATGCACTCGGCTTCGTGCTCGACAGCGATCCGCGCAAGACGAGCAATGCTGGTCTCGCGCAGGCGCGCCCGGACGGAACGGTCCTGCCTTCTACTGAGGTGAACGAATGAAGAAGAACGGCATCCTCTCGCGCCTCTTCGGTCGCGAGAACGCGCCGATGCAGCCGCCGATTGGCGCGATGCTCGCAGCGATCGTCAACCGCCCGATGCTGATGGCGCCGCGTGCTCTCGACGCGATGCTCGCATCCGCAATGTCGATGCCGGCGCCCGAGGCATTCCGTGACGATGACGACTGGTCGCCGCATGGATCGAAGCCTGAACACCTGATCGATATCAACGGCGATGTCGGCGTGCTCACGATCGAAGGCCCTCTGTTCCACCGCTGGAGCATCGAGGCTTGGTGGTGGGGCGGTAACGGCTACGACATGATCGTTGCGGCGCATCGGATGCTCGTCGCAGATGATCGGGTCAAGAGCATCGTCCATGTCTACGACAGCGGCGGCGGTCAATGCTCGGGCTGTTTCGACGCGGTAGACGCAATCAGCGCAACGCGCGGACAGAAGCCGATCACGGCTGTCGTCAGCGATGACGCCTACAGCGCCGCATATGCGCTCGCCTCGGCTGCGGACAAGATCATCATCTCCCGCACTGGCGGTGCTGGTTCGATCGGCGTTCGCGCTACGCACGTCGATGTAACGGGCTGGGATGCGGCGGTCGGCCTCAAATACACCATCATCGTGGACGGCGAAAAGAAAGCCGACTACGACATCCATGCGCCTCTTTCCGGCGATGCACAGGCCGAACTTCAGGCCGAAGTGTCGCGACTCGGCGTCATTTTCCGCGAGACCGTAGCAGCCAATCGTGGCCTCGACGCCGATGCGATTCAGGCGCAGCAGGCCGGGTGCTTCTACG